TATGGAGGGTAGAATGAAACGTAAATTTAATCATAATCTTATACGAGATCATATTAATATTACAACCATACATCGCAAGCATAGAGGTACATACTATGTAATTAAAATGCTTTGCTTTGCAGGTGTGTTACTTACGCTTGGTTATTTGATGGGTTGTGTCTATTTAGATTGGGCAGGTATGTATGACTAACATTGATCATAAAATAGTTATGGCTGAAGCAGATAAAATAACTGTTACCGCCGGTGTGAAAGTAAAAGGTAATAAAAAGTATTTGATGGTCAAAGATAGAGTTGAAATATTTAGAAGGCACTATGGCCTTAACCTTGGTATAGATACAACTGTGTTACATATAGATGAGAATGTTGTACGAGTTCAAGCAAAGATCATAGATGCTAATAACAAAGTGATAGGCTCAGGACTTGCTGAAGAAGTAAGAGCAGCAACACATATTACTAAAACATCTGCTCTAGAAGTATGTGAAAGTTCTGCAATCGGTAGAGCTTTATCAAGTATAGGACTGCATGGCGGTGAATACGCATCAGCAGAAGAGATGTATAGTGCTGTCAAGCAACAGGATAAAGTTCAAGATACTTTACAGGATGATCTTGATAAAATACAAGATACCTTTCCTAACTCTAAGATAGTAGAAAAAGAACCTGTATCTAGAGACCATGATCCTATAGATGACTTTCATCCTAAACATAACTGGTCTGCGTGGTTTGATATACAGATGACAACTATCGTAAAGTTTGAATACAAAGCAGAACTTAAAAAATACTTTGCTAAAAATAAAGATTTATTTATAGAGTATAAAAAAGAGGATGCTAAAAAGTGTGGCATACTAATGGATTTAATTAACAAAAAAAATAAGGAGCTAGAGATATGAGACCTGAATTTGGAAACTCAAAAATAAAGATATATGAAGATATAACAACAGAACAAAAAATAGAAGCAGCAGCATGGTTAAATGTTACTGACGAGGAATTGAGACAAAAACTTGTAGAGTATTTTTCTGATCCTAAAAATGCTAACATCAATATACAGTTATCTAGAAAAACTGGTGAAGGATATAACAAAGTCAAAGTTGCTGTCTTTAACTTGTTTGTGAATACACCTAAAGAGGAAAAGAAAGAGGATGACGAGTTCTCCGTCTGATAAAAAAATAATTATCTGGGCAACAGAGACAGAGATAAGTGTGTTAGTTGGAAATAGACTGCATCGTAAACCTGTTACTAAGGAGCAACTCTTGAACCTTGCCCAAATGTTTTTGGACAAGGCTATCAACAACCATTATAAAGATTTTGAGTATGCTAAAAACGATTTTACAGAGTAAGTGCAGCATCTAGTTTTGCTGCATCCTCTGCATTTCTTTTACGATCATCTAGCCAATGACCATAAACTTTTCTAGTCATCTCTATAGATCCATGCCCCATAAAACTTGTTACTTTATGTAAATCATCTCCGTAAGTTTGTAGTAAAATAGAAGCAAAGAAGTGTCTTAGATCATGCCATCGTATCACTTCTACATCTGCATTCTTACAAGCTTTCTTAAGTACATCTCTTAACTTCTGTCCAAAGATACGCTTGCCATTGTTGTGAAATACCAAAGCTTCTTTGTCTGGTACCCCTTGTGATAAACGATATACTTTTAAATCTTGTGCAAGTGATTCGCTAAGAGGTACTTGTCTTTGACCATTCTTAGTTTTTGTAAAACCAACTGTGTCAAACAACTGTACGCATCGAGTTACAGATATAGTTTTGCTCTCGAAGTTTATATCCTTCCAACGTAACTCTCTTTGTTCGCCTTGTCGCAGCCCTGTGTATGCTGCAAACTTTACAGCTAGTTTATACTCTGCATCAGTCTTAGATAAGATAGTTTGTATTCTATCCTTGCTAATCTTGATTGCTTTGTTCTCTACATCAAAGCTTGTATGTTGTCTCTTTGGAAACTTGACCATACCCAAAGCAAAAGAATGTGTGTAACCGCTATCTAAAAAGAAACTAAAGATACTACGAAAAGTATTGTAGTAGCCTATCATAGTTTTGTAAGACAAGTCATAGGCCATAATCTGATCTATAATCTGTGCAGCAATCGTAGCCGGTGTTCTTGTATCACTTACAAGCTTTGTTATATTCCAATCAGCTATCTTCTTGCCATCAACTTTAAGTGCAAGAAACTTGTTTGCTGCATTTATCTTGTAGTGTAATTCTTGTTTTAAAAATTCATGCCTATCAAATCTTTTAGTTTGATACGCTAACCATTTATCGGTAGCTGTTCTACCTAGTATTGTTTTCATATCGACCTCCATCAATACTAGTAGTATATAACAATGACAGTACGAGTCAATCTATTGTTTCTTAGGTCTACCTCTTTTAGTTTTTTTGCTAAAGATATTTTTTATTTTATTCCATAATCTTTTTAACATTTCCATCTTCTCCTTGCTTGTCTTAAACGTGAGTTAGGGTTCTTTGCTGCCTTCGGAAACTTCTTCATTTGTCCTGCACTTCTTGCACAAAAAGACTTTCTTCTTTTAGCAGCTTTACTTCCGGGCTTTACTTTACCTGTAACAGCAGTTTGTAGTTTAGATCCGGGGTTCTCTCTTCTGTATCTAGCTACACCTGCTTTGGTCATACCTGCACCAGACTTGGTAGATCGAAAATACTTTTTAGTTTTGGGTGGTTGTTTATCAGGCATCAGGATTTCTTTCTAATTAAATCTTTATCTGCTTTTCTTGCACCACCTTTACCAGAAACAAAAGATTTTACACGCCCCATAGCCCAAGCGTGAGCAGAAGTTTTTGGTCTTGATCCTGAACTATAGTATGCACCTAATCCTCGCTTGTATACTTTATCAAGTGTAGATTTAGAGAACCTTCCTGAACCGGGTATGCTTCCATATTTAGACATTATCCTTTACTCCTTTGTTTGCTTATTCTATCCATCATCGCAGGAGTAAGTTTGCCAAGCCTATATAATCGTGCAGTTCTTTTGATTTCTCTTTCTCTTGCTTTAGGGTTCTTTGCACCTGCTACATATTTTTTTGGAACGCCACCTTTAGTCTTTGGTACTTTAGCAAACTTACGCTTTGCGGGTTTTCTTACTGCCATTTTTCATTCCTTTCTTTTTTCTAAGTTTTGCAAAGTCTGCACCTGTAATTTTATTTCTAGGACTAGCAACTCTTGCTAACTTTTTTTGTTTAGGACTGTATTTGCTAAATGGCATAAGACTATCCTTTCTTTTTCATTTTAGTTTTCTTCATCTTCTTCATGCCTGCTTTTTTCATCATAGGCTTTTTAGTTTTTTTCATTCCTGCTTTTTTAGATCCGTAATGTCCGGGCATATTTATTCTCCTTCATTATAGTTTTGAAAAACATCAGAAACTCTTTTTGCTCTGTTGGGAGTTTGCTGATACCACTTAGAATTAAGACACTCTGCTGCTGCCATCCCATATCTTCCATGCTCAATATGATCAAGTGTCTTTGTAAACTGTAACAGCTTAGGAACTCCTAGCTGATACGCCATGTTTGCTAATGCTATCTTGATTGGTTCTGGTTGGTTTTTATACCAAGGTATTCTGTTATATAATTCTACAAGCATTGTATCTACTGTTGTTCTCAATAGCATCTCTGCCTGTGCATCTGTTAACCCACCTCCGGAAACTTCTGGATCTATAAGTAATCCATATCCGATTGTAAGTTTACCTTCACTACATTTGTAAGGAATATGTTTGCCATCTTTTTTTTTCGTACCCTCTTCTCTTTTAATTACTTCTAACAGTTCTTGATTCATGATTGCTCCTTTACTTTTTAAATTGGCCTATGGACTTCAATCCAAAACTAGCACCTATACTTGCTAGTATACCCCAAGATAGCCAATCAGGGCAATCCTCTCTTAAAAATTTAAAACCATCAGATAAATATGGTTGGCAGGCAGGTATGAAACACGCAATTATTATTCCGCAAAAGAGCAAAGTCCAGAGTTCATCTTTCCAACTAGTAGCAGAAGCATCCATAGCTTTCTCTTCCCAGTTTGCATCACTCTGTACTTTCTTTGTTGCAGCTTCGATTTTTGCAACTTCTAGTTTTTGTTTTGCTTTTGCTTTCTCTGCTCTGTTCTTTAAAAATGTTGTGGCAATATTTCCTATTGGCCCTAGTAATGCTTGCAGCATATTAGTCTCCTTCTATTATCCAGTTTTCTTTTTCTAATTTATAATCTAAATACAATTCTGTATCTGCATATCCTCTGCCTTCATTCATACATATCATAAAATATTTTGGCTCATACAGCTTACAAGAATCTTCATCTCCTTCTACAGGATGAGCTAATAAAAATTTAAATGTAATTCCTATAGCTACTGCTAGAAACATTATTACTACAAGTGTAATAAAACCATACTTGATATATTCTTCTATCTCCTGTTTTCTTTTTAACCTTCTTGCTTTCTCTTCTTTAATAGCTTGTTTCTGTGCATCTATTCTTTTTTTTCTTTCTTGTAAAATAAATTCCCATGTGCCGGGGCCAAACCTATAATTTACTAGTGTGCGTATTTCATTGATTTGCTCTCTAGCTAACTTAGCATCAATAATCTCCTGAGCTACTGTACCAATAGCAAACGGATCAGCCCCGGACTTGTCTCTTGCTTTGATAACTTGTTGTTCACCAGTCATAGCTTTATCTATATGACCGATAATATCGCCTATGTCATTACAGGTTTCTATGTTTTGTTTGATGAAGTCTACAGACTTTTTGACTAAAGCTATTCCTGTAAGGACTGCTGTTACTGGTTCTACCATTTGGCATTTTTTCTCTATTTTACGAGCCGTTTAAATGGCTCAGGATGATTCTCGAGGTAGTTTAGTACCCCTTTTTAATGTTGTATTTTAAGATTATCGATCTTTTCGTTTAATGTTTTTAGCTGATCTAGAATTTGCTTTATGTCTTGATGAAAGTCTTGCTTCATATCTTTTAACTCTACTTTGGTTGCATAAGTCTCTCTGGTATTTACTAGTCGTTCTTGTAGCTCCTGAACTTTTCGCACCAACATGGTAAACATATAAGAGAGCATCCCTATAATAACTGAGAGTAATCCACTCCATATAAATATCGGCTCAATAGTCATCTGTAGTAACTCTTAATATCGTAGTCATCAGGCCAGTCGTTTATTTTAGCAATCGTCTTTAATGATCCATCTTCGTTATATTCATCAGTATGTATTGCTATAAACTTAGTCATAGAATTGCAAGCATCTATTGCATCGCATATTGATTTGTGTGCAGTTCTAACACTAGCCATAAAGGTTGTTACCTCCGAAGGTATTGCTACATCTGCTGTAATCTTTCTTTCTACTAACCAACTAAATCTACTTAGCATACTATGAGCTGTTGTATCTGCTTTTTGTTTCGCAATAGTTCGCAGCCCCGGAGTTACAACTTGGTTACCTTTTTCATCAAGCATTTTAGATCCATCTTCATTGACTGCATTCGTATCTGTAAGTGATTTGTTTTTTGCTTTTGTGATTGTACCTACTACAGAGTTACCATCGCTTGCTATTGCATAGGTTTCATTATTAGATATGTAGAACCTATCATCAAGTTTAGTACCGGGAGTTACTGGTAGTATTCCCATAGCTTTTTTTTCAGCAGCAGTCCATTTAGTAAACATTTGTCTTGGATGCTTTACACCATCTATCACCATTGGTTTAGGAAACCTAATAAGTTCCTGTATCTTGTTATCTTTTACATAAGCCCACATATTATTTCACCTCCTAAAAAGTATTATTATATTTAAATGGAACATCACCCCAAGCTCCATAAATAATAGTAGTACCACTTCCATTAAAATCACCATCAGAAGTGCGTAATTTAAAACCATTACTTAAAAAATCAATATTACTACCAGAGCTTTCTGAACCACTACTATGCCAACCAACGTATTGATCTACTGGGTTATGAATATCTCTAGCTGAATCAAAAACCCACCAACCACCAGTTGTACTACTTCTTTTTACAAATATCATTCGTGGTCTAAATCCTGTGTATATAAATGGACCATTCGCATTACCATTTCCAATATAGCTTCCAAATTTACTATAGCCTTCTACTGAATGCCAACAATATGCCACATGATTTGAACCACTTGAATTTGTAGTATTACCTTCAACAGTAACTAAAGTGCTAGTAGGCATAACTCCACCATATGCTTTATAACTTTGATTAGTATATAAAACAGCATTTGAATTTAAAACTAAACTATTTGCTGCTGCATTACTACCACCACCATTACCTACATGTGCATGAAAAACTGTCCATTCATCTGCATTGTTTCTTTCTTTAGTTATAATAAATTCAGGAGCTTTAGACAATCCATGACCATAAGTATCTTGATTACTAGAACCCCAAGAACCATTATTTCCAGTATAGGTTACAATACTAAATCCTGCTGCTTGATTTGCCTGTACTGTAGCAGTTATTGAACCTTGTGAATTACTAACTGTTGTTCCTCCATTTGCTTTCCAACACCAAGCTACTAAATTATTTCCACTACCATTAATTCCTCCTGAAGTACCAGCAGTAAATCCATCACTATCAAATGATTGTAATACTGAACTATATGTTTGTTCTGAATCAGTATTATTACTTGAAAGTAATTTACCAGTTCCTCTATTTGAATCATACATTTGATGTGCATTCGAGCCACTTCTACTTTTCACCCACACGAAATCAGGGGCGAAGCCTACTCCGCTTATTGAGTTTCCATTTGAACCATTACCAGTATAAGTAATAGTGTTAAAATTTTTCTGTGGAAAATTATCATCAGTTTGTGCTGGGTCTATGTCATCACTAATTGAAAGGTTTGAGGAACATAAAGCTAAAAATCCTGTAGGCACACTACTATGAAAATCTCCATGACTATTATCATCTGCATTACCTCCTGCTGTTTCATTTCCACCAAATGTAGAATCCTGTCCAAAATTATAATGAGAAGGTCTATTTGTTGCATAATTTCTTGAAGTATTC